GTCAGGTTTCCAATCGTATAACTGGTTTTAGTGACACTGTAACCGATGCCTTCTGGACGTTATTACGTGTAGGTGTAACGGATACGGACGCTAAAATTGAAGATGTATTCATGTCAATTTTGTTAGACAAGCGTTTAAAGACTAAAAAAGAAAAGAAAAAGAAACAGTAAAAGTAAGGACTACCTAGTTTTAGGTAGTCCTCTTTATATGCAAAGAAAGGCGGGATATTGTGATTCCACAAGTCAGCAATCCAATAGTTCAATATCAATGTGATGGACAGAATAAGACCTTTATTTGGCCGTATGACTTTAATAATATTAAAGACATCAACCTTATTCTAGTTGATGGAGACGGACGGCAAACAGAGCAAACAGGGAATATTCTTTATGATGCTCAAAATAAAACCTTAACATATCCAAGTATTGGTGAGCCATTGCCGGCAACTCATAAGGTTATTTTAATCAGACGTACTCCAATTTCACAAACTACAGAATTAGCCAATAAGTGGCCCTACAATCATATTGAAGGTATGGGCGATAAGGTTATTTTGATTCTACAAGAATTAAAAGAACAATTAGATCGTACGTTGCAAATTCGTGTAGGTGCTGATGAAGATCCAAATCAAGTTGCACGTGATATTGTTGATAATTCTGTAGAGGCGGCTAAAAAAGCAATTGCAGCTGCATTAACTGCAGAGAGTAAAGCAAGCGAAGTACAAGACAATGCAACTAAGCTAACAGCCATTAATGATAATATTAATGCATTATCTCAAACAGTTGATGATAAATTAGCGACTGCAAATACAGCTCTTATCCAAAGTGCTGATACATTTGAGAAAACCCAAGTGCTTGCAGATAATACGAAAGCATATGCTGCGCAGGCAGAATCGAATAAGAAACAAATTAATGATTTAGTATCTAAAGCAGACACGATTAAATCAGACATTGATAATAAACAAATTGCTAGTGTAGGCAATGCTAAGAAAGCAGAAGATGCGGCCAAGCGTGCTGAAATAGCAGCATCGAAAGCCGAGGAAATTGCAGTGCCGGGTGGCAAAGGTATTGTAACTAAAACAGAGGCAGCAGCGACATTTGTATCTAAGAATTCTTTGAACGGTATCGTATCGGTTAAAGACTTCGGCGCTGTAGGCGATGGTGTAACTGATGATACGGCAGCATTTAAACGTGCTAATGATAATTTGGCCAATAAGATTTTATTAGTCCCAAATGGACAATACAAACTAACTGAGCATTTAACCTTTAATACTGTAGGTTCTGTAATGGATATGGGGGTATATACCAATATCAAGCCATATTATCCTACAGAAACGCCAATGTTAAAAGGCGCATCCAACATCGCATTCGTGAAAAACATTACATATGATGCGGAAGTAAATCAGTGCCAAGGGTTTACTTACAATTCCAAAAAGAATGTATTTGTACTGGCTTGTATCAATGGTGAGGGTACTAATCAAATTCTTTATGAGCTCAATCCAGACACTTTTGAAAAAGTAGGTACTTATAAATTCACGGATTCTGAGCGTCTAGGGCATTGTAATACCATGACGTACAATCGCTTTACTAATAAGATTTACCTCGCAAATGGGCTAAAAAACGGAAATAATATAACGGTTATTAATGCAGATACTATGGCAATCGAAAACACTGTTACATTGCAAGAAAAAGTATTTAACATTGACTACGATCCAATTACAAGGACTTATGTTTCCATTGTCCCTATCGCTGGCAATCAAAGAGTCCGAACAATCAATCTATACAATGATGAATTCAAAAAACTCAAGACTTATCAAGTCGATTATATCTATCCAGATATGAATAACAACGGAGCATTCATGCTAAATGGTGCAATCATGTCCGCAACACTAGGAAGTCTTGTCGAATGCACACCATTTGGAACGGTTAAACAGATTATTGAAATCAATCGTGAAACTGAAATTGAAGATATTGCGTATTACAATGGCAAGTTCTATTTTGCTGTGCTTACTCAAAAGCCTAACAAACGTCACCAAGTTGATATATATGTAGGTGACCCAAATTACGATTTTGAAAACTCAATCAATATGCAGCGATTGAAAAATCTTGATTATTTAGGGCTTAGTGGTGGCAAGATGAAAGGCCCTATTATTATGCCAAATAATACGTCTGTTCAAGTAACAGATACTAAAGGAAGCGCTCATCATGCTGTCAAGATGTCTACTGGTAATAGCATGGAATTTGGTATGAGTGATAATCGAACTATATTTTTAGGGACTTCAATAGGTTATTATGACGCTAACAAAAATAAAACATTCAAAGTGTTAACCGAAGATGATGCATCTTCAACAGGAACTTTAATGACTAAAAAGGATGCTGATAATGCGTATCTAGGAAAACAAGGTAACCAAGTTATCTCTAATGGTGGGCTTTCTGCTAAACGAGGGTTTATTTCATATAATGATCCAACACAAATTGATGATTGGGTGGACGATAATGCCAATCGATTAATTATAAAGCAGGTTTTACAAGCTAATGGAGCACCACAAAATGGTGTTTTACTTGAATACAGCCAATATGGAAATAAATGGCGTGGACGACTATTTATTTCAGATAATGGTGATGATGGTGTATATTATGGTGGTTTTTCTAATGGTCAAAATAAAGGTTGGAAAAAAATATATGGCGAAGGTCAGCAAAATAGAATCCAATTTGCCAATGGCGCAGAATTGTGGGTGGAATAATGGCAGTTATCAAAACTAAAACACCTAATGGGCAAATACAATCATATAACTTAACAGATAATTCCAAGGACACAGGTGGTAATTACATCTGTGTCCATTTTAATGGACACGATTATTATGCACGTGTATCAGACAATTCAACTCCGCTAAATGTATTAAAACCAAATGGAGATAGAGGATATGTACAATATGATCCAATAGGGTTCAATACATGGAAATGGGAATCTAGAAATGTAGATAAATTCAATCGATGGTATGTGTATTTACCAAAAGGGAAATATCGTATATTAACCGAGGGGATATCTAAGAAATATCATGATTTAACAATGCAAACCTCTAAGGATATTGAAATCACAATTACAACATATAGAAATTCTAATAACGATGATTTAATTACGTTCAATATCGATAATCAGATAAGTCGTAGAGATTCTTTAGGAAATGGCATGAACCGATTAATTATAGAAAGGACAGGGAATATATGATTGAAATCTTCGCTCCATCGCCATCTATTATGGTGGGATTAAATGAACATGAACTTGTACAAATATCATTAGCTATATTTTGCACATTGATATTAGTATTTGTTGACACGATATTGCGCATCTTGGTCGAGGTGCGCAATTTTAATATCGCAACGAATAGGCCTAGTACAGTTGCTAATACCATATTGGCCATACTATGGCGAGGCTGGTCAACAGTTGAAATTAATGGTAAAAAGCATAGGTTCTTAGTTAGTAATAAATTGCGAGCTGATATGACAAAGAAATTAGTAAAATCCTATCCTTGGTTATTTGTATTGTCGTTTATCTTGCTTACATTACCAGATGTGGAATTTATTTTCTTAGGACGGCTAGATACGTTTTTAAGCACAGGAATGTATCTCATTCCCATTGTAATTGAGTTAGCATCTTGTGTTGAAAATATGATTGAACTGGAATTGGTGGAATCGAGGTGGTTTAAGCGTGCGATTGGATTAATTCAACAATTAATAGCATTCATTAAATCTGTAAAAGAGGCGATTAAATGAAAATCAATTATGAGGACACTATCACCTTGCTTGCATTAGCGGCCGCCTTGATTATGACTATTTATCTTGAACAAAAGGATTTGGCAAGTGTAATAGTCGGTGTATTGGGCGGTTATATTGGTGCAACTGGTGGTGTTAAGCGTTCGCAGTACATGAACGGTGGAAGCAATGACAAAGAAAAGGAGCAAAACAAATGGAACTAGGAAAATTAAGTGCGGCATATGAAAGTAATGGAGACCCGGCTATTGTATCTACAGGTGAGGGGGACCTTGGGGGCATTTCGTATGGTGCTTATCAGTTAGCAAGCAATTGCGGGAGTGTGGATGCGTTCCTTGGTTGGGGCTTACGTCAAGAAGATGGATTCTATAAAGATTATGCAAGAGCCCTTCAAAACGCAGGACCTATTAACTCCGATGAGTTCATTAGTAAATGGCAAGAATTGGGAACCATAGACCCTAATGGATTTATGGCAATGCAGCATGACTACATCAAATATGCTTATTATGATGTGGCATGTAGTGAATTAGCCAATCAATTATTTGATGTTAATATCCATAGCCGAGCATTACGTGATGTTGTATTCTCCGCTGCTGTTCAATATGGACCCGGTGAAGTTGTTAATCTTTTTAAAGAGGCCATGCAATATGTTCCGGGTTGGGAGCCTGATTGGAACTTATCTTATGTGAATGACATTAAATTTGACTGGGATTTAATTAATGGGGTTTATGAACAACGGAAGCTGCATCCATGGAACTATGAAGGAAATCCAGATTGGTTACGTGAAAATCTTGTTGACCGTTTTTGTGCAGAAAAAGGACAAGCGCTAGAAATGTTTTCACAAGAAATGCAAGAAAGGGGGCTATGATGAACCTTTGGACTTTTAAGGTATTATGTTACCTAAAACGACATAAAACATTACTAATAGGGGTAATTTTAATTATTTTAGCTATTGTAGGGGTGTCTATATATAATTCACATCAGGTTGAAAAGCCTGTGTTATTAAAACAGGAGCAAGTAAAAGATCCTGTAAAACTGGCTAATGCTATTCATATTACCAAAGATGAAGCACAACAGGTTGTTTCCAAGATGGAAACGGCTCAACCTGTATCCACTTATTATGTGCAAGCTCCTACGGTTGAACAGGCGGCCAAACAAACACAACAAGCTATCAAACATGAGGACCCGGCATTACCTAAAGCAGCAACGGAAAAATCTGATAGAACTGCAGTGGTTGCTAATACAGATAAGCAAAAGGTAGATGTCTACAAAATCAATTTAGATAAACCGCATAGTATAGTGGCTGGTGTAACTGTAATGACTAATGGTGAGGTATATGAAACAGTAGGCTATGAAGATAAACGCTTTGAGGGGTTAGCGCACTTTAAAGGTTCAGAATTTAAAGGTGCATCCGCATTAGTAAAAGTTGTGAGATGGTAGAGGTGATCTAAAATATCTCCGAGTTGCACGGTTTGCAACAGTCAACTATTAGATGATAGTTAATGGGGGTGATAAAATCAGTACACTATATCTTGATGATGATATGATGCCGTATGCTGATATATTTATAAAAGCAATAGTCAATATTGAGGCATTGGGTTATTCTTTTAAACCTGATTTATTGATACATAAATATATCGGAAGAAGTAAAAAGCTATTAGGCATAACATATTGGTATAATGATGACTCTTGCTTGATTGAGTTAAGTAAGGATAATCACGATAAAGATATTGAAATAAATACAATCTATCATGAGTTAGCACATGCTACTATCGAGTGTCATTTTAAAGGACACGGAAAAGAATTTAAGCAAATACGAAAGAAAATAATTGATGCTTACAACATAGATATTGGCGGTGCATTTTTAAGTTGAGGTGATAATATGGCAAAGACATTTGAATTTAACGGTAAGACTTATAATTTTGCAGAAGATATTCAAGTTCCGCAAGAGGGGTTATTCGAGGCAACATTAGTTGATGAAAACAACCATCGATGTGAAATGATTTTTAGGAACGGTGTACTATTCCGATTAACTGAATTAGATTAAATAAATTGAGGGTAGCGTAATTGCTACCCTCTTTTTTATTTGCCGTCAAAAATTCGTCAAAAACTTATTTTGAAATATAATGTTTTTTGTAATTTGTTAAGAATGGCCACAATGAAAAACTTTGATTATCACAACGTATTTTGAAATTTGAAATATTTTAAAGCAATATACACTTTTATGATTGATAAGAATGTTGATACACCTCCAACAGTAGAAAATCTATATAAGGAAGGTTATCTTACTGAACATGTTAAGACTGCAAAAGGAAAAGAATAC